AGAACCTGCTTTCGCAGCTTGTTGGCCGAAGCCGGGGTTCCCCCCGGTTCCGGTTTCTCGTCCCAAACCCATAAAGGGCTGGGTACTCATGTTTGGCACAAAGTCAATTTCACCCAAAAGGTGATATTGGCATCATGATAACATGGGTGGATAATTCAGTCTACGACTGTTTCGTCCACGAGAACCTGCTTTCGCAGCTTGTTCGCCCACCACATAGTGGTCTCCTCCTGCAAGGGAGGCAGGGCAGTGACTAGTTGCACATTCCATCAAGAGATGGCCCCGAAGGGCTATCATCAGATCGGTTCTCCAAACCTAGACCTGAAATACCTTGAGTACGCAATGATACTATGGCTTTCACCATCGACATCTTTGCTGACTTAAGCATTAAAGGTTTTGGGCGAGGATCACCAGATACAGGAGTGTACGATCTTAAGGCATCGTGACGGATAATCTCCAACACTTTCTTTCGATCTATAGCAGGCATAGCAACAAGGGCTGGCAGATGGAAACTTTGGTCCGAAGGACTAAAGTACCATTTCCAATCTAACTTGTTCTTATCAAGCCCGTAGAAGAACTTATTCCTAATCTCTGATTCCGATACTACGGGATCAGTTTTCGGTTTAAGTTTCTCTATTTCCTCACGGAATACGAGATATTCTTCATACCGGTCCTGGTAAGTGCGTCCTTTCGGATTAAATCCTAAACCATAGGGTTCAGGAAACTCCTTAACAAGATGCGCATATGCGAACTGTTGGTCAGAAAGTACATGTTTAGAAATCGCCTGTCGTCCCAAACTCCGGATAACCGGAAGGAAGGATTGGTCGGATATTTCCTTGTACTTGAAGCCATGGTAGACATACCGGTTAGATATGAGCTTACCTGCAAACTCACCCAGAACATCGGATGATAAGCATTTAGCCTCGGATATGGGAATACCAAACTCAGCCAGAAGTTGTCGGTAATGCAGGTGAAGACCCGCATCTTTTGTTACAAAATCATCACCAAGAACATTGAATCTTTCGATACTTTGCTCGTAAGTGAGACCTGCTCGTTTTCCTGCCACCATAGCAAATGCTATGTGTGATATGGCAAATAGAGGGAACGAAGGACCAGCCCCTAAGGGCTGTCCAACATTCCAACGGACAGGTTGTCGGTCTCCCCACATTTTAGTGAAGGGAGAACGACTGACAAGTTTCATAAGATGACGGTATTCACTAGTTACACCGTAACCTTCAGCAACAGCATCTTGCAACGCAAGAGGAAAGTTGTTAGTGGCATCAGAGAGATCTACAGAGAAAACAGTAGACCCTTCCTCAAGCCAACAAC